AGGTTGATACTGCAAAAGGAACTGGACATATCCTAGAAGTAGACCCTCTAAATAAAAGAGTTAGAGTGGAAAGAGGGCAGTGGGAACAGGGAGAAACCTTAGTTGGATTAAATAAATCATCTGTAATTACAAGTATCATAGAACCTAGAGATGTCATAGTACATTACGAAAATGCTGATGGAGTTAGAACCAATGTTTCTACAGCTGGTTATACTAGTGTCTCTTTATGGGAAAACGAATACAATAAAAATGAAAACAAAAGGCGAATAAAAATAGTCAAACCATCTTATATGGATGTAGTTTTACGAGAGTTTGAAACCTTAATGTCCAAATAATAATGCAAACATCTGAAGTAGGAAAGGTCAATCTACAAGAAGTCACTATTCAATATGGTAGTGATGAAAGTTCTAAAATTGATATAATAAGTTTAGTGGATAGAATTTCTATATACGAAAGTATATTCAGTAAACATACTACTGGAAATGTGGTTGTAGTTGACGCAAGGAATCTTATTAATAACTTGTTGTTAACTGGTCAAGAAAATATTACAATCACTTGTGAAATGGAAGACCCCGATAATCGGTCAATTGAGAGAAAAATAGAGAGAACTTTTAGATTATATAAAATTTCCAACCTTATACGAGAGGGTGATTTAGTTCAGATATACACTATGCACTTTTGTGACCCATTAATGTACAGAAGTAAAGAAGAAAGAATAAGTCAAGCTCTTAGGGGTTCCCATAAAGATATGATTGAAAACCTTTTTGAAGAAATTAGTGGAGACCCTAATTTTATACCTCTATTTACTGAATTTGAAGAAACACAAGGTGACAATCATCAATTTGTTGTACCAAACTGGTCTGTTAATAAAACATTAGATTGGTTGGTAAACAATAGTAATCGAATCAATGAAGAGTCATATAAGAACTCAATGTTTTTGTATCAAAATATTTTTGGTCAGTATAAATTTAAATCTATGGACAGAATGTTATATGATACAGAAAAAGATGGACTTACTCATCTTGGACGTGGTCAACTAGACCCAAAAACACCTGAGTATGAACGTAGAAATGTTATACTAAGTTCAAATAAACCACAGGAGTTTGATACTCTTCGTGGATTGTCGACTGGTGCATACGCTTCACTATTAAAAATATATGACCCTATTAGAAAAATAGAAAGTGTTAAAGAATATGATATTGAAGATACTATTCAAAGGAGACAAGATATTAGAGATAGTAATAGTATTCTTGCAAAAGAAAATCCACTAACACCTCTCATAACAAAAGAGGGTACATTTCCTAAACCACATAAGTTAGAACAACCTACTACTATACTTCATGAGTATACCACAACTCATATGTTTGATAATAAAGATAATATTGATGATGAGGAAGTTTTTATGGGTGTTAAACATACTGATAATAGTAAATTAGAAAGACATGCATTGATAGAAATATTAAATCAAAATAGAATAGAGGTCGTTATACCCTTTACCACTGAAGTGAGTGCTGGTAATTCGATAAGTCTTGATTTACCACTGGGGGAAGTGTCTATTGGCCTGGAAGAAAGGGATAAACAAGATAATAGATATTTAATTACAGGTGTTTCGGTTCATATAGATAATATCACACACATAGGTACTACTAACTTAGAGTGTTCAAAGGAAAGTAAACTTATATCACCAAACAAAGAAGTAGGAATAAAGTTTTAATGATACATTACTACGGAATAGTTGAAGATAGACACGACCCTCTTAAAATAGGTAGGGTGAGAGTTCGTATCTATGGTATTCATACTGAAAATAAATCACTAATTGCAACACCCGACCTTCCATGGTCTCAAGTATTACTTCCAACAACCTCTGCAGGTCTTTCAGGATTTGGAACACAACATGGACTAGTTGAAGGGTCAACTATTGTTGGGTTCTTTCGTAATGATACTGATATGCAAGACTTTATTATAATTGGTTCTGTTGCAGGTATACCTTCAGAAGGTTATCGAAAAGATGTAGATGATAAGATTAAAAAAAGAACTCCTGATGAAGGTTTCAGTGACCCTAGACGATTAACTAAAGCTGATTATGATAAAACGGTTGACGGTAAAAATCCACCCGAAGTTAAAAGACCTTTTGGACTAGAACATGGATTAGACACTGCACCCATCAAACCAAAAAAATTAAAGTTAAACTATTCAGGAAAAGGGTCTTCATATGAGAATCCAAAACTTACTGAAAAAGACTTACCACTATATCCTTTGCGTACAGACGATTCAGATGTATCACAATATGCAAGAGGAATTATAGATTACACTTACGGTGGTGATTATAATGAAGGTAAAGTAGGAGGAAGAGATACTTATTTTAATTCTGCTATCATGAATCCACCATCTAGGTTTGTTAATATACCTTCTCCAATGTATCCATATAATAAAGTTTATGAATCTGAATCGGGTCATTTAATAGAAGTAGACGATACAAGAGATGCAGAAAGAATTGCAGTAGAACATAGAACAGGAACCTTCTTTGAAATACACCCTGATGGTTCTCAAGTGACTAGAATTGTAAATGACAATTGGTATGCTGTATACAAAGACAATGAAATGTATGTTGGTGGTAATTGTAAAGTGTTTGTGGAAGGAGATGCAAAGATAGAAGTCAAAGGAAAAACAGATATAGAATCTACAGGAAACCTATCAGTTGTTGCACCACAAATAAGTTTAGATGGTACTGTTATTAAGTTGAACTCATAATGGCACTTGTACTTCCAGTTATACCCAATAGTCTTCCATGTCCTGATGGGACTATAATCAATCTACCAACAAAGGCAGACTTAGCCAATGCAATTGCAAAGATAGGAGATATACCTAGTAAACTAAAAGTTTATCTTGTGACAAATGCAAGTGAGATATCTGAAGATGCAAGAAAAGAAATACAAAAGATTATTAAAGAAGTAGAAGACTTCATGGACAAACTTGCAAATATCGCTTCTCCATATTGGGACAAGGGAACAGTTCGTAATTGGGGTAAAGAGGCCAGAGAAGCAATAGAAGAACTATTACAAGAGTTTCATATCTATATCCCAGTAAAGATTATGGAATTGATTAGTAAGATTATTCCAGTGTCATTCAAAGTCACCCTTTTAGGAATAAGTATAGATGTACTTAAAATCTTAACCAAAGAAGAACAGACAAATATAAAACTCCAAATCAGTGCAAGGATAGATAATTTTTATGCACTCATTCCTGATGAGTATAAATTGTTTGATGGTGAGTTTGGAGTAGAATGTAATGAGTGGAAAGCAAAAGTTATATGGAGATATATAAAGAGTGAAATTATGGATTGGGTGACTAACTCTATATTCAAGTTATTTGACAAACTTATAGGTAAGTTTAAAGATATATGGAAAGCATTAAAACTACCAAGTCTACCTGCTCTTTTTGAATTTGATTTGGGTGCATTAATCAATCTATGGAAGGCACAAGCAAAAGCGAAGTTTGGAGAAAAGAGTAAAGAGTATAGAGAGTATATTATAAACAAACTAGAAAGTTTAAACATTGCTGGATTTGACATACTTGCAATCATAGGTAGTAAGGTTGAATTAAGTGTACAATCACTAGAAGATAAAATCAATGAGATAATTTCAGACTTTAGAGATTTTAAAATCAACTGGAAGAAGAAACTATTATTTGATTGGGTTAAAATTGTAGAAAAGTTCTTTAAAGCAATAGGACTTGGTAAGATATTTGATTTTATAAATCTAACATTTTGTGATTTACTAAAACTTGTAGGCTTTCCACAATCAATTGACATTTCAGTTCCTAAGAGTGTATAAATAGTATTATGGCACAATATGTTAACAACGGAAAAACAGTCGCAAGTGAGAACATTTACTCAGACTTAAATCTTTCTTTTAAATCACACCCAATTACAGGTGATGTGACAAGAAAAACTGATGTTGAAGCAGTTATAGGGTCTATAAAAAATATAGTATCAACTAATGCATATGAAAGACCATTCAAACCAAATTTTGGTGTAAATATAAGGTCTATGTTATTTGAATTAGACACTACATTATTTGGTAAAACTAGGGTTGCAAAACAAATTGCAGAAACTATAGAGATATTAGAACCTAGGGTGACTAATGTAAAAATAACAATAAACGAAGTAGACCGTAATGAACTAAACATGACAATTTACTTTAGAGTAATAAACAGTGTTAATATAGAAGAATTTTCATATGTATTAACAAGGACACGATAATGGCTATAAAAAGTTCACAATTAAACATAACCGATTTAGATTTTGATGATATCTCAGTAAACCTTAGAAATTATCTTAAAGGACAAGACCAATTCAAAGACTATGACTTTGATGGTTCAAATATGTCTGTATTAATAGACTTACTTTCATATGCTTCACACATTGGTGCAGTCAATACTAACATTGCAGCTTCAGAACTGTTCTTAGATTCTGCTCAAATCAGAAAGAACGTAGTGTCTCGTGCAAAGGATTTAGGATTTATTCCTCAATCAGAAACGGGTTCAACTGCAATTGTAGATATTACACTTAGTGATGTTAGAAACCCTGATGGAACTTACCCGACAACTACTGAAATGACTTTAAGTAGAGGTTCTATTTTTAATACTACCTTTGACGGTAAAACATATTCCTTTGTGTGTCCAACTACAATAAAACCAACACAAAATGGTGATTCATATATTTACAATCAAGTAAATTTAGTTCAAGGAATATATGCAAGTGATACTTTCGTATATGATTCACAATTACCTAATCCTAAATTTGTATTAACTAACAACAGAGTTGATAAATCGAGAATACAAGTAAGTGTAAACTCAAATGGTGTTTCAACAACCTATGCACTATCAACTAATATATCAACAATAACAACAGAGTCTACTGTTTTTTATGAACAAGAAAACGAAGATGGGTTTAGAGAAATATATTTTGGAGATGGAGTATTAGGTAAACAACTATTAGACGGTGATATTATAACTATGACTTATATTATAGTAGATAAGAATCATGCAAATGGTGCTAGAACATTTTCAATGTTAAACAATATCAATGGGTTTTCAAATACTACAATAACTGCCTCTTCATTTGCTCAAGGTGGTGCAGAGAAAGAGTCTATAGATTCTATCAAGTTTAAAGCCAATAAGTTCTATACTTCACAAAACAGACTAGTCACATTGAATGACTACAAAGCAAAAGTCAGTGAGTATTATCCAAATGCAGACGCAGTTGCAGTATGGGGTGGCGAAGATAACAATCCACCCGAGTATGGAAAGATATTTGTTGCTTTAAAACCTAAGAACTCTGATTACTTATCTGATACTGAAAAAAGTAATGTTGTTAAAAAGTTAAATGCATTGAACATGTTAACAGTTAGACCGACTATTGTTGACCCCGAAATAATCAAAATATTAATTTCTACTTCTTTTAAATATAACCCAAATGCAACTTCATTATCAGAAGGTGAGTTGGAGACTGTAGTGACAAATGCAATCAACACATTCGATAATCAAAACTTAAGCAATTTTGATTCAATCTTTAGACACTCTAATCTTATAAAAGATATAGACAATTCAAACGATTCAATTCTTTCTAACACAACAAACATTAGATTGAAAAAATCCCAAAAAGTTTTTACAGACACTACAAGAGGTGTAGTTGTTGAGTTCGGTAATGGACTTTACAACCCACATGTAGGTCATGCAAAGGCTAGTGGTGGTATTTTATCCACTACTGGTTTTAAAGTTTCAGGTGATTCAGTAAATACTCAGTATTTCGATGATGACGGTAATGGTAATCTAAGAAGATACTATCTATCGGGGTCAACAAGAATCTATCAAGATAGTTCTGCAGGTACTGTAGACTATGCAACTGGAAAAGTTTCAATAGGTGCTATTTTCTTTACTTCAGTAGTAAATGTAGACAGCACGATTGACTTTACCGTTATCCCTAATAGTTTGGATGTGGTTGCAACTAGAGGTAATCTAGTTGATATCGACCAACAATCTATTGTGGTTAAAGGTGAAATAGACACCATCGCAAGTGGTGAATCAAGTGCTGGAGTTGGTTATACATCAACCTCTTCCAGTAGTTATTAATCGTTATGTAGAAAGTGGTCGGGAGTCCCCCGAGTAGTTTCCCATTAATTTGGATTTTATAGGAGTAAAATTAAAATGGCAGATAAAAAAATAAGTGCTTTAACAGCAGTCGCAGATTCAGAAATCGGTGCTGATGATTTATTGCATATAGTAGATAATCCTGGCGGAACACCAGTAAATAAGAAAATGACAATTGGTCAATTGTTTGAAAATATCCCTACTCACCTTGCAGTAGATGATATCACAACTTTGACTGCTACAGCAGCAAACCTTGCATCATCATTCGTATCAGCGATTGACTTGTCAGGTGCTAGTGCTTCAGTTGCATTTACTTTAGATGACGGTACAGATGTTGGTCAAATTAAAATCATTTATGCAAAAACTGAACCAGCAAGTTCATACAGTGCAAACATTGAAGTCACCAACTGGGGTTATTCATCAACTTCAGGTACTGAAATAGTACTTGACTCACAAGGTGAAGCTGTGATTTGTATTTGGGACGGTTCTAAATGGTACCCAATTTCTGTTTTCGGTGCAACAGTACAGTAAAATAGAATATGAAGGAATATGCAACAGATAGTCTAAGTTCTAGACTTCCAAATCTCTTACCTGAATTTGTAAGAGAGGAAAGTCCTGCACTTGAGGCATTTCTAAAGTCATATTTTGAATACTTAGAAGCAGAGATAATTACATTATCTTCGCAATCAGTTCTTGATAATTTAAGTTTGGAAGATGGTATCGGAGACCTATTATTGGAATCCGATACCAGTTTTTCACCGACTTCAGAGTCATCTAAAATTATTACAGAACAATCAATTTTAAATCCAACATTATTAGCCTCTCCATTTACTAAAGGAGAATATGTTGTTGGTACTAAATCTAAATCCGTTGCAAGAATTGATATTGTAATTGAGGATAAGATTTATGTAAACACTATATCAGGAAATGGTTTCTTAAAAGGAGAAACAATTACTGGTAGAGAATCAAAACAAACAGGTGTGGTTGGAAGTTTTAAACAGAACTCGGTTCTTGCAAACAATAAACTATTAGACTACTCTGATATTGATAGAACCTCTGAAGAATTTTTACAATACTTCCAAAATGATTTTATACCTTCATTAGATATAGGTTCTACTGTTGACCGAAGGTTAACAATAAAACACATTAAAGATTTATATCAGACAAAAGGAACTGCAGAATCTGTACAGTTCTTAATGAGACTGTTGTATGGTAAAGACGCAACGATTAGATATCCCGACAATGAAACAATATATCTAAACGAATCGGACTATAAACAAGTTAGAAGAATGAGGGTGGAAGTTGTATCTGCACCCCCACAACAAACAGATAGAATTATTCAGTATCAAAGTGATACTAAAATAATCGAGGCAGAATCAGTCGTAGAAAATGTATTTGTAGATTCTGTTGAAGACAGAAAGTATTCACTAGAGATTACAGATAATCACATTGGTAAATTCACACAAGGCTCTACCGTCACATTTATAGACCGTGATGGTATTACAGAATATACTGGAACTGTAATAGGTGTTGTGAATGATGTATCAGACGAATCATCTTCTACCTACATATCACATAATGATAGTGGGGACTTACTATTAGAAACTGGTGGTGGGTTATTACTAGAAGAATCTTCAATAGGTTCATTGTATTCATTTAATGATAAAGTATTCTTTGCAGGTAGTAAGAATAACACGAATGCTTCAGAATGTCAAGCAAGAGTTGACGGTTTATCTAAAGGTGGTATTACAGAAATTTTCATTGAGACTGGTGGTCAAAACTATGAAGGTGGAGACCTAATTGTATTTGACAACACTGGAACATCAGGTGGTGGTGTAGAAGCGGTAATCGGTTCAGTAGGAGACGAAGTATTACTAGAGGGTGGTTCTACATTTGGACATTATGAAGTCACTGCAACTGCAGGTCAAACCCTAGTGGGTGGGCCTGGTGTTAGAGACGACAATGGTAATCTAATCATATTCAATGATAATACACTTAAAGTTTTTGTTGATGATGTATTACAAACACCAAACACTACATATACAGAAAAAGATTATTCACATAAAAACGATAGAGTTGTATTTACTGATGCTCTTTCTGCTGGTCAGAGAGTTGACATGTATACAGAGTTCAATCAATTATTATATGAAGACGGAGAAGAGATTAACTTAGAAACTACCGTTGGTAATATTAGAAGTATTAAAATATTAAGTGGTGGTGCAGGTTATGAATCACTTCCTACTGCATTCCCAGGCGGATACATTTACTTTGACGACCTTAGTGGATTTGTTTCAAATGAAGTTTTGACTGGTGGAACATCTAATGCAACAGCAACTATTATAAAAATAGAAGAAGATAAAAAACGAGTAGTTGTAAAAAGATTATCAACTGATACTGGTGAATTTCAAAACGGTGAAGTAATCAATGGTGGAACATCTCTTACTGAACGTGCAAACACACAAGTAAGTGTTTCAAGTGGTACAGGTGGTAAGATATTCTGTTTCTCAGATGAGATTGGTGGAATTAAATCACTAAACATTATTGAACAAGGTAGAGATTATATAGAAGATTCAGTAGTATCAGACAAATCTATATTCCCCATGTTGATTACCACACCAACTAATACCTTAAATAAAGGTGTGACCATTACGGGTCAATCATCAGGAACAACCGCTGAGATTGTTGACTATGATGCAGATAGACATATATTAAAGTATACAAATTTAGAAGGTCATTTCTTAATAGACGAAGTTGTCACATACCAAAACACCGACCAATTTGAGGTTATGAAATCTAACCCATTTAATGCAAGAGGTAAGTTTGGTGGTGAAGGTGTAATACAAGAACAATTCTTAACAGACAAAGGACATATAAACGCATCTGCAACAAACCTTCAAGACAGTAGATACTATCAAACTCATTCATATGTTATTAAGGTTGGGGAATCAATTAACAAATATAGGTCTACAGTTAAAGACCTACTTCACCCTGCTGGACATATATTCTTTGGTGAGGTTGCATTAGAAAATTCAATTAGTGGACAAACAAGAACCTCTAAGTTCCAACCAACAATTATTATGGTAATGGAACCTGTTCTTTCTGTATCAAATGCATTTGCAAATTCATTAAGAACATATCTCTTACATGCAGATATGTCTGCAACAGGCCCCGAAGGTGGTATTGGTCTATTAACGCTTGACGAAGCAGGACAACCTGTATATAATACAGACCCTAGAACTGGTGGTGTAATAACCGAACCTAATACAGAATATGGTGACTCTAAAATGAGAAACCGACACATGAACATTCTGAAGATTGTAAATAAATCTATACCTTCACTTAATATAGGAAATGCAAGAGGTGTTGTTCGTTCTATAGGTTCTCTAAACTTAATGGACAATCAAGACACATTAGACTACCATAATAGAAAATTTGTAGCTGCAGACCAAGGTAAAATTGTAGATTTATATCAACCAACTGAAGAAATTCTAATTATGGAAGACGGAAGTCGAATAGAACTTGAAGAAGAAGCATGTATCATGAGATTTGAAGAAAGAAGATTTGCAGAAGTCAAGGGAGAGGCTGGAGATAGAATTATATCTGAAGACAATGAGACTTTGATAAGATTAGAAACTGCAACAACTACAGAAGAGATACAGTATTTTGTATCAGAAAGAAATCCCGACCTAAATGACAAGTATACTCTATTTGAAAATGGAGATAGGATTGTATTTGAGGACGAAAGTGCAATGATTGATGAACAATCATCAGATTCTTCCGTACCTTCTACTACATTTGCATCATTTGGAACAAACTTTAAATCCCTAAATACCATTACAGGACAAAGAATATACGATATATCATATTACCTAAAAGATGAAACTGATGGCGATGATATATTATTAGAAGATGGGTATGGAAACATTCTAAGTGAAGAGTCTAAACCCGAAGGTTTGAGAATTAGTGACTTAAATGACTACTATCCTAACCTATTCATTCCCGAATTTGAAAAAAGGGAGTTAAAAAGAACAAATATTACATATAGTGCATACATAAAGTCTGCCTAGTGTTATAAATAGTATAAAATATCTGAGGAGATAAAGAAAAATGGCAGCAATTATAACAGAGAAGTTTCGTACACATAATGCGAAACAATTTAAAGAGGACTTCGGTGAAAGTGCCTCATCAACATACATTTTCATAGGTCGTTCCCATTCATGGGCAGACGACACTTCCCCACCAGTTCCAGTAAACGGAACAAGTGAGGAGATGGATTCATTTTCAGATATGCTTTCTATGAAGAAAGTGTCTACTGCAGATGTTTCTCATGCATTAACAAGGTATGACTGGACAACAGGAACTAATTATGACGAATATGCACATGATATAAGTTCTACAGAAACTTCATCAGGTACAAGTGCAAACAATTTGTTTAGTTCTAAGTTCTATGTAATAACAGACGACTATAATGTATACAAATGTTTAAGAACAGGAAGAAATTCTTCAGGTGCTGTAGTTGCTTCAACTGTAAAACCAACTGGAACAAGTGCAACAGACCTAGTGTATACCTCAGACACTGGTGCAGCTGCAGGATATATTTGGAAGTACATGTATACAGTATCAGCTGCCGATACAATCAAATATGTGACTTCAGACTTTATCCCAGTAAAATCATTAGGTGCTAAAACTGCTGTTGCAGGTACTGGAACTAACGGTCAGTTAGGTTCAACTGCAACAAACGACTCCTCTTCACTATGGGATGTAGAAAACTCTGCAACTGCAGGTGCAATCTACCATGTAAGAGTAGATAACGGTGGTTCAGGTTATACGCCTGGAACATATAACACTGTTGCTATAGATGGTGACGGTTCAGGTGCAACTTGTTCAGTGACTGTTGGTGGTGGTGGTGCAATCACATCAGTTTCAGTGACTACAAGTGCATATGGTTCAGGTTATAATCGTGCATCTATTGACGTTGCAAGTATATCAGGAATTGGAAGTGGTTCAAGTGCAGTATTAACACCAATCATTTCACCTATGAACGGACATGGTGCAGACCCAGTTGAAGAACTTGGTGGAAACTATGTAATCGTAAACTCAAGATTTGAGTTTAATGAAGGTTCAGGTGACTTCCCAACAGATAACGATTTCAGAAGAATAGGTTTATTACAAGACCCATTCACTGCAGGAACAACAACAGTTGCAACTGCAACAACACTTGGTGCATATTATAAAATGACTTTATCAAGTGTTTCAGGCCTATCAGTAGACGATACTATTCTTAATGCTTCTTCAGACGGAAACGGAGTTGCAGTATCTAGAATTATATCAATTAATGGTTCAGTAGTATCTCACCAACCAATTGCAAATAATGATGGTGGATATGTAAACTTTGCACAAAACGATACTGTTTTTAAAGGTGGTGCAACCATTGGTAATGCTGATACAATAGATAGTACATTCCCCGAAGTGGAAAGATTTACAGGTAATATTCTGTATATTGAAAACAGGGGTGCTGTGACTAGAGCTTCAGACCAAATCGAAGATATTAAATTAATTATAGAAATGTAATTATCGGGGACTTAGTGTCCCCACAACAGGTTAAGGAATATGCCAGAAAAAACTGATTTAAATATAGCACCGTATTACGATGACTTTTCGGAAGATAAGAAATTCAATAAAGTTCTTTTTAGAGCGGGTCGTCCATTACAGTCTAGAGAACTAACTCAAACACAATCCATATTACAAAATCAAATTGAAAGATTTGGTTCTCATATGTTTGAAGAGGGGTCTTTAGTCACTGGTGCAGAATCAGATGTAGATTTAGAAATATTTTATGTAAAGGTAGATTCTGCAAACCCCAATTCAAATGGTTCTGCAAATGTTGAAGAATATAGAACAACATTTCATGATAAATTTATAAGAGGTAAATCTTCAGGTGTTGTTGGTAAAGTATTTACTTCAAGTGAAGAAACAACTGATGATGCAATAACATTGTTTGTAAAATTTCATTCACAGGGAACAGATTCAAATAACTCAGTAGTTTTTTATTCGGGTGAAGAATTACAAGAGTGTACATTAGGTGAAGACGGAACAGTCACTGTAAACAGTGCTAATAATAATGAGTTTACAATTAAACCTAAAACAGATAGCCCAGTTGGTCGTTCTTCAATTGCAAGTATATCAGAAGGTATCATATTTGCCAGAGGATTCTTTTGTAAGGTTGATGCACAAAAATTAATTTTAGAAAAGTATTCAGGTAAACCAACATACAGAGTGGGTCTAACAATTGCAGAAAGTCTTTTATCTTCTGCAGACGATACTTCTCTATTAGATAATTCTTCAGGTACAACAAACGAAAATGCAGCTGGTGCTGATAGACTTAAATTGGATTTTACATTATCTAAGTACACACTTGATACTACAGATGATGTAGACTTTATAGAACTTGTCAGAGTTAATCAGGGTATAATAGAACTTAAGATAACAAGACCAATATACAATGAGATTGAAAACTCTATGGCACGAAGAACATTCGATGCAAATGGTGATTTTGTTGTAAGACAATTCACACATAGTTTAAGAGAACATTTAGACGACACTACAAACAGAGGTTATTATACTTCTGATAATGGTGGAGATGTAGATAAATTTGTAATGCAAGTATCGCCTGGTAAAGCATATGTTAAAGGATATGAGATAGACAAAATTGGAACAACACCAATACCTTTCAGTAAGGCAAGGTCTACAGTCACACTAGACAACACAAACACACCAGTAAGACTTGGAAACAAATTAAGAATTACAAATGTTCACTCCTTACCCGAGTTTGGTAATGAGAGTGGAGATGCAAGTATATCACCATTTAAAGAAGTCACACTTTGGGACTCTGCAATATCAAGTGACGGAACAGAACCAACAAGTGGAAAGATTGGTTTTGCAAGATTAAGAAACATAGATTTACAAAGTGGTACTGCATCTTCAAATGAATATGGTACAAATTCTGTATGGAACTTATACTTATTTGATATTAAAATGTTAACAAAACTAAGTGGTACACTTAGTGGAACATTTACAGAAGGAGACCAAGTTGTTGGTGGTACTTCAGGTGCAACTGGTATTGTTTCATATACTACAACTGGTCAGTTATATGTTCATGATGTAGTAGGTACATTCGTAGTTAATGATGCAATTACAACTAACGGTACAACTAGTGGAACAACAACAGTCACTGCAATAAGAAATTACAATATTGACCGTGCAAGAGGCGTATCACAAGACCCAGTTGATGCTGGTTCAACAATATTTACTGCAAATGTTAAGGTAGACGCTTCTAAAGTTTTATTAGGAACATTGACATTTGGTACTAACACTGCAGTCACTGGTTTTGCAACATCATTCACAACAGAATTAAAAGAAGGTGATTTTATAGTAAATCCTGCAAGTGGTCAATCACTAATAGTTGCAAGTGTCACTGATGATACTAACCTTACACTTTCAAGTGCATCTTCAAGTGCATATACAGGTAATGTCACAAGAAATCGTGCAACCTTATATGACCAAGACCAAACTGCATCAATATTCTCATGGCCGAGAGACTATGTCAAAACTCATTCATGTGACTCTATTCAAGTAAGAAGACAACAAGTAGTTGATGTATCAGGTGGTTCATTTACTATATCTACAGGTTCAAATGCAACCTTTGGTGCATTGAATACCGATAACTTTACGATTGCAGTTGTAAAGGCTTCTACAGATGGAAGTGCATATGATTTAGGAGACCTTTTAAACATAGAAGACTTAACAGGAACTGCAGCTTCAGACGGTGGTTCAGGTCAAACACTTACTAAATCAATTGCAAACAATAATGGTGCAAAACTTAAAATAACATTTACAGTCAATAGAACAAACCCAGCTTCTAGAAATAAAACATTGAGAAAATCAAGACTACTTGGTGTTGAAAGTGCAAGAAGTGCTGGTGGTTTTTTTGGTACTGCATATGACGATAAAGAAATCACATTGGGTGTTTCAGACGTTCATAAAATTCATGCAATATACGAAGGAGTAGGAGGAACAACACCTCTACCACCTTCTTCATATTTCTCAGTAGATAGTGGAACCTTCCAAGTCTATGAAACAATCGTAGGACAAACTTCAGACGCACGTGCAATTCTTATTACATATAGTGGTTCACTTTCAACTTCATATTATAGAATGGTATCAGGTAAATTTACAGAAGGTGAAAGTATTGTCGGTCAGACTTCACTTGCAGTCGCAACAATTACTAGTGTATCACAAGGTTCACCCGATATCAAGTCTAGATTCTTCTTTGACAATGGACAAAGAGATGGTTTCTATGACCTTGCAAAAATTACAAGAAAAGTTGGAGAACCAGTTCCTTCAGGAAAAATACTAGTTGTATTTGATTATTTCACTTCAGATAGTGGAGACTTCTTTGATGTTGAGTCATATGACTCTATACCATATCAAGATATTCCAGTATACTCTCCAAGTAGAGTGGACTTAGGTGGTTTAGAACCCGATGGAACATTTGAACTTTCAGACTCAGTTGACTTTAGACCAGTTGTAGGACAGATTATTGGTACTTCAACATTCGGAACAACGAACACAC